AAAAATATAGATTCTCAATATAGTTTTAAACAATATACCACCGCCAAAACCCCATCGGGTTCTTTGCAATTTCCTCGTGGAGTAACGCCTATAATGTCGTCTTCAGCGATATTGTCAAAACACGCATTACATTATTTAGATCAAAGAGGAATTACTCAACAAGATGTAGTAAAGTATGATTTACATTACTGTGAACAAGGTGAATTAAGAAATATGGTTGTAATACCTTCATATGATAAGGATGGTTTTTTAAATTATTATGTGGGTCGTTCGTTCGATAAAAACGCGTATATTAAACATAAATTGGCTTCCAGTACCAAGGACATAATTGGATTTGAAATGTATATAAATTGGGATTTACCCGTGGTTTTATGCGAAGGTGCGTTTGATGCTATGGCGATTAAACGTAATGCGATTCCTCTATTTGGAAAAAGATTGTCTACATCTTTAATGACAAAAATTATTAAATCTAAAGTAGAAAAGATTTATCTTGCCTTAGATGAAGATGCCTTAAAAGATGCTTTTAACCATGCAGAAACATTTATGTCTTATGGAAAACAAGTTTATCTTATAGAAATGGGTGATAAAGACCCATCTGAACTTGGCTTTGAACAATTTACAAAGTTACTCCACAATGCAGTAAAATTAACTACTTCTGTGTTGATGAAAAAAAGAATGGCCCTCTCGTAGAGTTCTATATTTATAACAAACTGTATTAATTAATGGCAAACATTGCACTTTTACCTGGTGGATTTAAACCACCCCATGCTGGACATTATGCTGTAGCTAAATATCTTTCCCAAAAATCAGGGGCAGAAATTTTGGTTAGAGTAGGAGCAAAAAAAAGAGATGATATAACACAAGCTATGTCTATTAAAATATGGGGCATATATGGTGTTGAAGCCGAACCAGCAGCTTCAGATTCTCCCATTGCTGATGTTTTTAAATATGTAGAAGAAAAAGCCACAGAAGAAGACACAATTTATGTAGGTACAGGAGAAAAAGATTATCCACGTTTTAAAGTACTAACAGACCCTTCATTCAAACCAGACAATTATAAAAAATACAATCCAAAAGGTGTAAAGGTAATTGAAATATCAATTCCACCACAAGCAGGAGGTGTGTCAGGCACTAAAATGAGAGAATTTATTATGAATGATCAAAAAGATCTTTTTCAAAAATATTTACCCGACCATATAGATAAAGATAAAATTTGGAATATAGTATTAGATAACATTCAAGAAGACTTATATAACCCAAATGATCATGTTTTAGATTATATGAAAAGTAGTGAATTTAAAGCTGGTTATACAAAAAAAGATGATGTCCCTCCTGGATACAAATATAGAAGGGGAGGACAATATAGTGCGGCTTCAGGGCAAGGAGGAGCAGGATCAATGTATGAAGATGCTCAATATGAAACTGGTAAAGTTTTACATGTTTATGATTTTGATGACACAATAGCTCAAGTAAAAGCTAACATTAAAACAACTATAACTAGTCCTAGTGATCCTAATTTTCTTCAAAAATTAGACATAGCATCCACTGAATTTCCTGAAGAAAGTAAAGAATTAGAAGCAAGATTAGGTAGTTTAGAAATAAAATATGATTTTTCTGAATTTGAAAAACAAATAGGAGATGCTATTGTAAATAGTAAAGTTGTAAGTAAATTAAAAGACTCATTAAGTAGATCAGACATAAAAACCACAATATTAACAGCTCGTTCTATAGGACATCCTGTAACAAGATATTTAAAAAGAGATTTAGGTTTAGATGCTTATGTAGTTCCTTTAGGATTACAAGTAGACGGTAAAGTTACAGGTCAAGACAAAGCAAATTGGATTGAAAAACATATAAATAAAGGATATCAAACAATTTACTTTATTGATGATTCTGAAGAAAATAGAACAGCAGTATTAGCATTAAAAGACAAATATCCAGACATAAGATTAAAAGTAGAAGACCCAGCAGCAGTAAGAGAAATGAGGGGTACTATGAACAACCAAGAAAAAGCTAAACATAGTAAAAATCTTAAACGTTTAAGTAAAGATCTTAAAAAACAAGGAGACCAATATATGGAAGTACCTGACTATTTAAAAGGTACTTTAAAAAGAAAAATGTATGAAAAGGTAACAGAAGACAGTGTTATTTGCGATAATTGTGGTTGGACTTGGAAAATAGTAGATGGTGGCAGTGATTTATACATTTGTCATAAATGTAATCATGATAATACACCCATAAATGAAAATTTCCCACCTTATAAAGCAGATCAAGTTCAAAAAGTAAGATACCAAGCAAGTGATACTTTTACAAATAGTCCTAAACAAGCTAAAAAAAGAGGTTACTTAGAAGGTGACACTTACGAAAAAATGGCGGCTAAAGGTAAAAAAGCAGGCAATTTAAAACAAGGCACAGTTAGAAAAAGACTTAAAATTAAAGATGGAGAAAAAATTCCTTTATCAAGAATAACTAAAGCAATATCTAATCTTAAAAAAAGAAAAAGCTTAAATGATAAGGATAAAAAATATCTTAAAGCATTAAACTTAGCTAAAACATTAAAAACAACAACACATAAAGAAAGTATTAGTGAAGCAGATCCTAAAAAAGGAACAGGTAAAAAACCTAAAGGATCAGGACGTAGATTATACACTGATGAAAATCCATCAGACACAGTTAAAGTTAAATTTTCTACAAGACAAGACATAGTAGACACTTTAAATAAAGCTTCATTTAAAAATAAACCACACAAACGTCAGTCTCAAATTATAAATTTAATTCACCAAAGAGTTAGAGCAGCTTTAAATAGAGCAAAAGACCCAGAAGTAAAAAAACGTTTAAAACCAGCTTTTGAATACATTAAAAAACGTAAGGAAACATCTAAGAATAAAACACAACGATTAAAAAAAGAAAATGTAGCTCCTAACCATGATGGTAAATCATCTCCTTTTGGTTCTGGGTATAAACCAGTAGATGAAAAAATAAATACGACACACGAAGTAATAGCTAAAGGTCTAGAGTTTATACCTAAAAGTATTACAATAAATAAAGGAGATACTATAAAATTTATTAATAAAGAGGGAATTCATAATGTGAATGGAGATAAATCTCATCCCCGAAATAAAAATAATCCTGGAAGTTTTAAAAACCAAGTAGGTAAAGGGTGGACTTTTACTGTTAAATTTAGTAAATCTGGAATTTATAATTATCATTGTGATCCCCATTTAGGAAGTGATATGGTTGGAACTATAAAAGTTAAGGAAGCACCTAAGAATAAAACACAACGTATGAGAAAAGAATCATCACTAACTAAAAGTTGGTGGAAAGAACAACTCACAGAAATTTTAACAGAAACAAAAGCTAACACACATTTAACCCACCTTGAAGAATTAATATTAACCCAAGGACAAGATGGTTACAATCAAGCTAAAGCTTTTCTTTATGAATTAATTAAAAATTTAAAAGGAGAAGACAATTCAATTAAAAATGTTTCTGTAAAGTGGGATGGAGCACCTGCCATATTTACAGGTATTAATCCTGAAAATGGAAAGTTTTTTGTAGGCACTAAGTCAGTGTTTAATGTAAACCCAAAAATCAACTATACCCCTCAAGACATAGATAAAAATCATGGACATGCAGCTGGTTTAGCTAAAAAATTAAAATTAGCATTACAATATTTACCTGCTGTGGGAATAAAAGGCATTTTACAAGGTGATTTTATGTTTGACAGTGATGATGTTAAAACAGACGACATAGATGGAGTATCACATTATACTTTTAAACCAAATACAATTAGATATGCTGTTGAAGCAAATTCTAAAATAGGTAAAGAAATATTAAACGCTAAAATAGGAATTATATTCCACACAACATACAGTGATTTAAGTGGTGGTGGAGCTTCGTTTGGAGCAGATACAAGTGGTTTAAATAAATCAAACAATGTTTGGTTTGACAATGCTTACTTTAAAGACGACACAGGTATTTTATTGAATGAAAAAGAAGAAGCTTTTGTATTAGAAAAAATTAAAGAAGCAGATTCAATTAATGTAAATTACGATGCATTACCAGATGAAATTTCATCAAGAGCAAAAACAAATCTATTAAATACTTACTTAAATCAGGAAATTAGAAAAGGAGAATTTATTACCGACCCAAATAAATCATTTGAAACTTTTGTAAATTGGTATAAAGGAAAAATAGAAACAGCAGTAGCTAAAATTTCTCCTAAAAACCAAGATAAAAAAAGAGAAGTACTAACAAACAAATTAAAGGCTTTTATAAAAGCTAAAGACATAGTACTTAACTTATTTAAAGTAAGTAAGTTGCTCTCTGAAGCAAAGAATATATTTATTGCCAAATATGATAAAGCTGTAGCAACTAAACACTTTATTGACAACGGTGATGGTACTTTACGTGTAACCAAAGCAGAAGGATTTGTAGCAGTTGACCGTTTTGAAAATGGTATCAAATTAGTTGACAGATTAGAATTTAGTAAAAATAACTTTAACGCAGGGAAACCTGGAGCAAAAAAATAAAAATGAAAAAATCAGAATTAAAAAAACTTATTAAAGAAGCCATAAACTCTAGGGGAATCGAACCTTTAGGATACTACACAGACCAAGGCGAAAAAACAGAGGAAAATCCCGAAGACATAGAATATTACTTAAAACAAATTGAAGGAATGTCTTTAGATGATGCTACTAGATTTTTAGGACTTGAAGGATTACCTAGTTCTATGACTTATAAAATTTTAAAACGCCATAATACTGATGTTATAGATACATTTGACGATTTTTCGGACACAGAAAATCCTTTTCAAAGTAGTAGAAAAAACGTAGGTCAGTTAAATCCAGATGATCTATATGAAAATAAAATAAAAAACTTATCATTAGACCAAAAAGCTAAACTATATTTTATGGGTATGGTAAAAGCAGGATTAATAGACACATTACCTGAAAACCCCAAAGCAGCTTTTGTACAACAAATGATGGATAGTGAATTAGAAAAACTTTTAGATAAGGAAGAAGATCCAAGAACCAAATCAGGTATGGAAGATGATGAAAATAGTTTAAAAGAAATGTCTAAAGAATTAGGATATTTAAACGAAAATGAACCTACAGTTTTTGACGATGAAAGTATGGAAAATTTTACTAATTCTGAAGTAAATGAATTACTTGACATTATCTCAAAATATGTTGAAGATCCAGACGATGCTCAAGCTGAATTAGACCGTTTTGATCAAGGAGGATTTGATGCAATGTCAGACATGGTTACAACTAATCTTCTTAGAGATCCTGAATATAAAGCTTGGTATAATAAATTACACAGTATAAAATAAAATAAAATGGAAAATTTCGATTTAAAAAAAGTAGCCACTGAATTAGGGTATTTAAATGAATCAATTGGGGTTAATTTAAAAGATTTAACATTCAACACAGTAGTTAGAGCTTTTAACGACCAATATAAAAATATTCAATTTACACGTAAACAACCTAGTGGAGAAGAAGGACCATATTATAGAGATGCTGTCAGTTTCCCAAATGCAAATGATTCTTTAACTACAGTAGCAGATGAAGGTTCTTTTGAAAAATGGAAAGATAAAACCCTTTCAAAATATGGTAATGTACAAATCAATTTATCACCTGAGGCAGATAATTGGTTTGATAAAGTTAAAATTATAGATGATAAATTTAAAAAAGATAAATCTGGGTTTATGAAAGGAAAACAATCTTTTATAGATAAAGAAAGAAAATCAGGTAGATCAATAGATTAAAAAAAGTTATGTTAAAAAAAGAATTTAAAAGAAAAGACGTAAACAGAGCCCGTAATTTAATTATGGGTAAAACTGGCGCATCCACAGGTACACAAATTGGTTATAACACAAAACAAACAGACCACAAAGAAGGTGATGTTTGGACAGAAGGAAGAAAAACCTGGACCATTAAAAATGGCATAAAACAAACAGTGTCTAAATTAGACACACTTAAAAAAGAGGTATTTATGCCCTTAAGTTGTCCCTGTTGTAATAAAATAATGAAAAAAAGATTAGATAAACCTAATTATAAAATTCATAAAAAATGTCACGATTGTGTTGTAGAATTTGAACATAAACTAAAAATTCGTGGAGAATATGATAATTACATTAAAAAGCTAAAAATAAAAAATTCATTCGCTGTAGTAGATGAAATGGAGTCATATTTATTAGACGTAATAAACAACACTTCTAATTCAGATTATGTTTCTGAAGATGGTGTTATTGAAAAATGGAAGGGAGGA